ATGTTATTTATACAACTTCAACGGTAATATTGGATTTACCTTTGTGGTTAACCACAAACATTTTGGGTGCAGGAACTGTTTCAGATAGTCCTCCTAGGATAGGTACCTGTTCTAAATCATCCTTTAAAAATCCAACAGGGTCGCCGTTGCTTGTATACGCATCTGCATGGTCTACTTCAAACTCATAGGTCCATACCTTATGTTCGCCCTTGTAACTGCTTCCAAATTCACCGGTAACATCACGTGTTTCAACATACGGATCATCGTTATTATCAATTAAGTTACGTAGATTGATTGTTTGTAACAGTGTTTGATAGTTTTGTTGCTGACGTAGTTTTTGCTCGTCGCCCTGATCTCTGCGTCTTACATCAGTGCGGGTAACATCAACCAGTGTTTTAATGCGTATCTTCATAACACTATTTACCGGTCATAAAAAAAGGGCGACCAAATAATGATCGCCCTTTTGTGGTTATTAGTATTAAACTAATTAAGCCGCTACAGTGATTTGACCACCTAGTGTTACAGTTGAACTAGTAAGGTCGACTGGACCTGTTCCAACTGTTGCACCTAATGCACGTACACGAGCCTGTAAGTCAGCCGCGTCAACTGCATGACCGTCAACAATGATGTGAATTAATCCACCAGTACCTTCTGAGTCAAACATTAAAGCACCTGTTTCTTGTGCGATTGCTTCTAAAGCGCCGCCAATTCCGCCTTCACCTGACATGTCCACTGCTGAACCATCATTACATGCGATAACGAATGCTTTTAATTGTGCTGTTGAGTAAAGTGTAGCATGTGCGTGACCTACACCGTTTGTTCTTGTAATTGAAGCCATTTTATTTCTCCTTTAATAGTTTCTCTTAATGGCGTTTCCCACGCTCAGTGGGCAACGTAATATTATTTAGTTTATTTTGGAAAAACCGGCTGAAATGGCTATCTTTTTACAGATCTTGCCCTATTATGTACCTGCTTTAATAGGTTTACATAACCAGGACCTGCTTTTACAATGTCATCTACTATCTGCATAATAGGTCTATACGCCTGTGCAAATCTAGGTGGAATACCCAAACCACGTGATGTTAAACTTAGCACTTTATATGCAAATGGTAAGTCTTTGTTAGGTACTCCTAACATTCTTAATAGTTGTATGTCTTTTGTGTCTGCTTCAACTGGATCAGGTACACTTACTCTCGGTTCTGTGTCCTTGACTTGCGAACTTTCAAGATCATAATCCTGAACAAACATGATATAATAATCGACAATGTCTGAATTTCTTCCTCTCGCTTTAAGTGCATTTTCTAGTTCAGTAACTGCTCTACGTCTTTCACTTGGAATAAGAGTTTTGTAGTTTGCAATACGTCTACGCAATCCACTATATCTACTGTTTTGTAAACTGTTATCAATTTTAACTAGATCACTAGCATCGCTCATGCTAGGATTGGCATTGGCAAAACTTCTTAATAATCTTTTGGCTGTTAGGGTTGGAAAACTACTGCGTTGGCGCATTACTTTTGCGGCTCTTGGATTGCTTAGTTTTTCTACAATTCTTTCATCACCATCAATAATGTTTAATAGATTGTATAAATCATTACCACTGCTTCTAAAGGCATCCCAGTTTTGCCATTTTAATACTTCTTCACTGTAGGTTTTAGCAAAACGTCTGCTAATAGGATAATGACGCATTACGTGAAGTGCTAGAAAATATAATAGTGTAAGGTCAGAGGCATCAGTAAACGTCAATCTACTGACACCATCTGTGTTGCGTATCATTTTGCCTTCTGTTACAAAATCTAAAAATTTATATTCTGTCATTAGCCAAAGTCCTTAGGAGTCATAAAGTTGCGGCGACTAAATTCTAGTCTGTCAACGATCTTAACTGCTCCCCCTACATGATCAATTGCCACATAGCCTTCTGGCGCACCTGCTTCATAGCCATCTGCTGTTTTGTAGAAATGTGCTATGCTTTCTATGTTGTTTAATTTTGTAATGAATAGTTTTTTCAAGTTTGTTATTTCTGTCATGAACTGTATAATACCCGAAAGGCCTTTTCTGTTTGCGTTGATAAAGTTCATGTTGTTTTGAATCTTTGCCATTCTGTTTTTTACTGCTGGCTTTTCTGGATCTTGGTTTTTAAGTTTTGCTATTTCTGCTTCTATTCTTTGTTTATACCAATCAATAAATCCATTTAGAAACTCACCTGGGTCGCCTGCTAGTTTACCTTGCTTAATGTTTGTGTTAATCCAAATCTTAAAGTTTTTTGGAAAATCTTCGTTGCTTTTTACTGCTTCCCATACCGCATTAGGCACTGCTTTATAAGCGGCCATAGCGTCTGCCAAATCTTGTTTCGCTTGTGCTGTTTCTTCTTTTGTCATTAGCACGGAGCCGGATACGTCTTTGAAAAACGCATCGTCAAACCATACATCGTTTGTGCGTTTAAGTTGATTAATATCAACGTCATAGTTTGCCTTAGCATCTGCTAGGGTAGCACCTTCATAGTTTGTGTGAAATATAATACCAAACTTTGCGGCACCAATACGTTTGCCTATATCACTGTCCACTGGCACTGCGTAGGTGATAAGTTGTGGCTTGAATGTGTACATTTTTTCGCCGTCGATTTCTTCTTCACGTCTCTTACCAGCATCATTTTTCTCTTGATCGATTTGATCTTGGAGATGCTGACGAATTTTATCAAGCGTGTGATTAGCAACAGCTTGTTCTTTATTCTGCTCAACGAGACGTTGGTTAATCTCTGAAAGTGTACCCATGTTTGTTACCTTCAACGCATACTATTACGCTGCGCTTCTTCCTTTTGTTGTCTTATCTGTTCAATCAACATTGAAAGATAAATTTCCCTCTCCCATGGTATCATTGATTCAAGTTCGCTTAATGAATATTTATGATTTTGTATAAGCTGATAATTGGATTCATAATAATTTGTCAGCGATTCATGTGAGAGGTTTATTAAAAAAAATCACTTAATCCTTGTAATATTGACGTGTTGCTTTCACCACACTCAGTACAGTTAAATTTCACTTCATGCTTTAGTGTTGGAATGTTCTGCACAAATTCCATAATCGATGTGAACTGTTCTGTGGTAAGTTGCTCAAGAAACTGTTCAACTTCAGCTTTAGGTTCATCAGCAAAGTCAATTATTTCTTCTTCTGTTTTTAGTTTATCCAAGCAAGCAATCACAGTTCCATATATTTGATCAGCTGCAGTATCAACTTCCAACTCGGAATCAATCATTGTCTTGTAAGAAGGATACTTCATTACTACTGTAAACTGATCAGTTAGTTTGATTGATTTCTTAGCGCGTTTAGGAACGTCTATAGTTAGACTGGAGATATCAATTGTAACATCATTTACTGATTCACAATTGGTACAGTGAAATCCAACTGTCGAAGTTTCACCAACTGACTTCGCTCTAATCTGTGAGAAGATATACTCCACATCAAATGATGTCAGACGATCTAACTTCATCAGGCACGACTCAATAGTGTCAGTAATAGAACTGAGAATACCTTTTTGATCATTTGATTCCATAGCAAGTAACAATATCTTTTGTTCTTTAACCAGGAAAGGTCTGTATCTAACTTGTTCGCCTGTTGACGGAATAACTAAGTCATATTTTGGGACATCATTTACTTTAGGTAATGCCATTCATTTCATCCTTATAATATTAACTGAAGATACTTCCTATGAAGCTTCTTACGCCATTTCTGATAAATTGTTTAAAGTTTGTCGGAGACAGAAACGACTTAGGTTTCCAGTCTGTGTATGACAACTGTATGTTTAATTCTACTACACCGTCTAGTTCGTTCGTTAAGCTGATATCTGTTATTGTGGTTGGAAAGGCATCATAGAGCTCACACTTATATACAATAATATCTGAGAGGCCAGCGCCAATATCATAGAACTTATCAAATAGACTTATATCAGATAGCTGAGGTAATAGCGAGTTCTTTGAAAAATTCTTTTTGCGCAACGCACTAGGTACTTTGTCTACTTTACGTAACTGTTCAATAACAACTGTGCGGCCATAACCACCTGCTCCTCTTTGATATCCAACTTCATA